GTTATAGCAGCTCCAAAATATCGCGATAAAATAGTTCAGTTTGCAATTCACAATGTAATTAATGATGATTTCGAAAGAAAGTTCATTAAGGACAGCTATGCCTGTCAGAAAGGCAAAGGTACTCATGCAGCAGCCAATAGAATACAACATTTTCTAAGGAAAGCAAAATGGCAATGGAATAAGCCCTGGATAATAAAGGCTGACATCAAAAGCTTTTTCTACAGTATTAAGCACTATATTCTCAAAAATATTCTTGCGAGAAAGATTAAATGTCAGGAAACTTTAGAGCTGCTATACAAAATAATTGATAACTCTCCAGACGAAACAGGCCTGCCGGTATCAAAATATGAGTACGAATTATATTATTATGATCTGGGCTTACCTTTAGGCAATGTTACAAGCCAACTTTTAGCTAATTTGTATATGAATGTGCTTGATCAGTATTGCAAAAGACAATTAAGTATTAAGTTTTTCGCAAGATATATGGATGACATGGTTTGTGTTGTCAGAACTAGAAAAAGAGCTAAAGAAGTTAAAAAGTTGATGACTCAATTTGTCAATGAAAAATTAGATTTAAAAATGAATCAAAACAAAACTAAAACATTTCCACTGGCTCAAGGAATAAATATGGTTGGCTATAAAATATGGCCGACTCATATGTTATTAAGAAACAGCAGCAAGAAAAGGATCAAACAGAAACTAAGTAAATTTAAGGATTTGTTGATTAAAGGTAAAATTTCAAAAGAAAAAGTTGAGCAAATACTTAATAGCTGGAAAGGTCATGCTGATCACGCCAGTTCAGAAAACTTTTATTTGTATTTAGAAAATAGATTTGATTATATTTATAGAGATGAAGAGGGAACTTTCAAAGTTAAAAATTATTATAAGGAGGCAGCATAAATGATTATATATGAAAATGGAGAATACACTCCCTGTACTTATCGCGTAACTCTGCAGAATAGAGGTGTCGAGGAAACTCACTATGCTAATTTCAGAACTCACTGGGAGGACATGGTTGCGAAACATGATCATCTAACCAATCTTAATTTTGAAGAAATAATTTTTTCTGCTGAACAGGATGCAAGACTGCAGGAAATATCAGAACTGAGCATTCCGCAAGGATTTCAAGCTCAGGTCAGAGAATATGTTGAAAACGGAAACTTCCCCGACGGTTATGAGCATCCATTGTCAGACCTAAAACTGAAAAAAGAAAGGCTGCAACACCAGAATGATATTGATGAAGCTTATCAAATGATATTAGAAAGCGAGGGATTAATCTAATGGCATTAAGCGAACTAAAAATTAAAGCACTTATTAGATTGATTGAGCACGGGAAAATTACAGTCGAGGACATCAAGGACCCTGATTATAAAGCTGAGGTTGAAAGCAGGCTAGCATAATGATTGAAACCGATAAATATTTACACAAAAAATATAAGTTTAATGGCAGAGGGAAAGAAGGTTATGATTGTCTTGGACTGATGCTCAATGTTTTAGGCGATAACGGCATTAATTTGCCCAATGATGATGGCAGAGAAATCAATTATAGTTGGTTCCAATCAGAGCCAGAAAGATTTATCAATGGATTAAAAAAACATTTTAACAAAATAAAGTTCAATGATAGGCAACCGCTTGATGTGGTTGTTTTTTTAATTGGCGGAATTCCCCGGCATTCAGGAGTATTAATTAACCAGTATAATTTCATCCACATAACAGAAAATTCAACAGTTCATATTAGCAAATTATCAAAATGGAACAAAAGAATTCACAGTATTTGGAGAGCGAGGTGATCAGATGGGTGCAGGAGCAGTAATTGGGGCAGCAATCGGCTGGGGTGTTGGAGGAACGGTAGCTGCAGCAACAATAGGCTTTTCAATTGGACAAACTTACGATAATTACAAAGAGCAAAAAGAAATGATGGAAAGTCTTAACCAATCACCAACTTATTCATTTGGCCCAATTAGCAACACCAAAAGCCATGAAATGCCGATACCTATTATATACGGAGAAAATCTTGTCGCGGGGAATATAATTAACCAAAAAGTTCGCGGCGAAAATGATAGATACATGGATTTGCAGGTCGGGATTTCAGAAGGACCAATCGAATCTATATCAAATGTTAAGGCTAATGAAAACAGCATAAGCCCCAATATTCAGCTGGGTGATAGAGTGCAATCTGCATGGGGGAATAATGAGCATGGACAAACATTCCCTTATGTAGCTCATTATAATATAACTTTAGACGCTGAAGAGTTAGAAATATCAAGTACTCCAACCCTTACTGCAATTGTTAAAGGTAGAAAAGTCAGAGTTTGGGATGGGAATCAGTGGGTTACTGAATACAGCAATAATCCAGCCTGGTGTCTATTAGATTTTTTGACTAACAAAAGATACGGCTTAGGAATTGATGATAGTTCAATAGATTTAGAAACTTTCAAAGAAGTGGCCGATTATGCGGACCAAGATGTCGATGGAGAAAAAAGGTTTGAGCTCGACATGGTTATCGATGCAAAAAAATCTTCTTTAGACATTATCACAGAAATTCTTTCTACATTTAGGGGTTTTTTATTTTATTCAGACGGCAAATTAAAGCTCAAAGTTGATCGGGCAGAAGCAGCAGTTCAAAGTTTCGATATGGATAATATTATTGCTGAAAGTCTTGGTTATAGCAAAACAAGCAGAAAAGAAAGATTGAAAGAAGTAACAGTTCAATATACTGAACCAGATGAAAATTATGAAAGAATTTCAGCTCGTTTCACAGATGAAAGTTATGCAGCAGATGCAAAAAGAACTATAACACTAACTGGCGTAAATAGATTTTCACAGGCTGGAAGAATGGCCCGATATTTTCAAAAGAAATCTAAGTATTGCACTACTCAAGCAACTTGGGGCGCCGGAATTGGCGATATTCAATCAGAGGTTGGCGATGTAGTATTATTAAGCCATGATGTTCCCGGTTGGGTAGATAAGCCGTTCAGGATTATTCAGATAGAAGAGAATGAAAATGATGAGATGCAGATTACAGGAATTGAATATAATGAAGCAATCTATTCTGATGATGGAGTTGTATATCAGCCTTCGACTGGCTCAACACTTCCTAATCCTTTTGAACTGCCTGCAAGTGTTAGTAATTTATCACTGTTAGAACAGGCGAATGTTCTGGAAGATGGAAGCTGGATTCCGCAAATTAAAGTTACTTTTGACCAGCCGAGCAGTATGTTCTGGAAATATGCGAATATATATTATTCTGCGGACAATGGAGCAACCTGGGAATTCCACGAAAAGACTGAATTAACTCAAAGCATAATCAAAGAATTGCCTCCAGGGGTTTACAAGGTTAGAGTGCAGTCAGAAAGTAATCGCGGCAGAAAAGAAGATTTTGGGCTTGCTACTACAGGCCAGATTACAGTTAACGGAAAAGACGCAAAACCCTCAAATGTTAACTGGGGCAATTGTGGATTTCAAAATAATATAATTCTTAGATGGCAGCCAATCACTGATATTGATTTGAAAGCTTATGAAGTTAGAACAGATGAAAACTTTGGGAATGATGATGCTGCATTAGTCTATCGCGGCAATAGCTTAGAGACTACAATTAATAGCCCTGATAGACGGCAATATACTTTCTACGTCAAAGCGATTGATAGATCAGGAAATTATTCAAACATAGCTGATGATATAACTCTAGTTAACCCAGCGCCTTCGGCTCCAAACTTCACAGCTGATGATATTACTCCATTTTTCTCAGCTATTAAAATCCATATACCAGAAGTTAGTGATGCAAATGGATACAAAGTATATATAACTCCAAGTGACGGAGCAGGGAATGTAACAGGTGCAACAGTAATTAATCAATTTTCTGCAGCCCAAGATTATTATTATCCTGTTGATTCTGGGAATAGTGTCCTAATTAAAATTGGAACAACTGACAGTCTAACAGACATTATGAATGATGAAAATATTTCAAGCGAAATTGAAGCAACTGCAGCAACACTTGATAATATAGCTCAATTTGCAGCTGATTTAAGGCCGCCAAAAATTGTTGATACTTTACCAGTTTTACCTGATGCTAATTATCCAGTTGATAGTTCAGTAGTCTATAATGGCAAGTTATATATCAATGAAAGCGGTAGCTGGGTATCAAAAGTTCAAGAAGCAGAAACAGCAGTTAACGCACTTATTGCAGGAACTGTAGAGGCTGGAGCGATTGGAACTGAAGAACTTGCATCTGCCGAAGCTATAATTCAAAAACTTGGTGCTAACCAGCTCATTGCCTATGAGACACAAATCAAAAATGCAATTATCGATGATGCAAAAATTATAAGTGTTTCAGCCAGAAAAATAATTTCGGAAGAAATGATAGCAAATCTAATGGTTTCGAGAGGGTCTATAACTATCAAGGGAAATGAAAAAGAAACTGTCGAATCAGTCGCAACAACTGGGGCAATGCAGTTAGATAGTCAGGTAACAAATGAGTGGGATGCTTGGAAAATGTCGCAAGATGGAATCAAAGGTTTTGATAGTGACGGAAATCAACGTAGAACTTTCCAAAAATGGTAGACTTAAATTAGAAGGA